AAGTGAGTAGGTTTTATTTGCCACAGCATCGGGTTATGTTACCTTGATATCTTTCTTCGAATGATTTACCTGCACAACAGTCATCATCTCCGAGCCAAATAGAAGTAGTATAGGCTTCGTTATCAGGTACGATAACATCGTAGCCATTACCTGGGTTATTGTAAAGAGGGAACATATTTGTACCTGACTTCTCTTTAAGATACTTCACAAGTCTTTGCTTATAGAACTCCGCTCTCGACTTATACCTATCCGCTACATCAATCATATCGGAAGCACTCGGATTCTCCTGTCCTTCTCCGCTTTTACGAATCATTCCTTTGTTATAAAACTGATAGGACAACCCCATCGGAAGCTCTGACATAACAAAATAAACCAAACAAGGAGTAATATAGGTATCCAACAAAGTCGATTCATCATTGGTTAAGTCTTGATCTTGAATACCTGTCTGCAATCTCTCGTAGAGTCCTGTTCCCAACGCAGGGAGTATATACATATCCTGAGCCGTTAGAATCTCAGGGTTAATGAGTTTGTCATCAACGTTATTGTGCAGACCTGTGCGATCCTTGATAGTCTGTACTGAAATGAAAAGTATGTTTCTGCTCATCTTATTTGTCTTTTTTGATTACCACCTTCGATACCCATTGATGCCTGCACGAAGGGGAGTTAACCCCATCTCCCATATTCCACCATCCACCGCCTCTATCAAAAACAGAGTAACCCAATCTCCGAGAAATAGACTCAATCTCAGAACGAGAATAAAGTCTATCTAAACTCATCAGCTTCGCACAGAATGGGCGAGAAGGATGAGCGGAGGTATTTCTTTCGCTCGTAGGTACTATGGACTTCCATTCGTACGAATAGCGGACAAGAAACGAAGTCTTAACAGGTTTATCGATAATCTCAGATAGAGGCTTGGTGAGGCTCCTAATGCCCTTAGAATTGACTTTAAGAATGTCTAACTCCTGTAGCTTACCGATACGCTCCTTAACTACTACCAAATCCTCTTTAACCGCCTTAGCGATATCCTCATCGGAAATCCCTTTGTTCTTAGCGATTACATCGAGAATCTTCTTATCGAGAGTATCATCGATTACCTCATCACGAAAAGCCAACTCTTCTTGCTCCAAATCCTTACCGAATACTTGGCGAGTCATTAAAGTTTTATAGTTATCAACCGAATCTCCGTACTCAGAAAATACTTGAATAACTGCGTCCATATCATTTGAGAACTCATCAGCTCCTAACCAAGTAGCTAACTCTTCTTCTCCGAGTCCGTAAGCACTCTTCAACATCTGAGAGGCTTGCTCACGAGTTATCTTACCTTTATTATATTCACGAATAATTCTTTGGAAGTTCTGCCATTCTCTACCCTTCATTCCCTTCAGATGCTCGTTAATCATCGCCTGAGAAGGCTCTGGAGTAACCGCAGTAGGCTGATTCAAAGGAGGTAGTCCAAGTTTCTCACGAATCTCATCCTGAGTCATATTTGCAGCGATAATGCTTTCGCTGAACTCGTAGCTAATAGGTTCAACAGGCTTAATAGTAAGCTCTGAAGTAACTCCTCTCTGCTTAGCTAAGTTGTTAAAGATAGCCTCTAAAAATTGCTGCTTATCGTTAACGTAAGTATTCTTGAAAATCTCGTAAGCATCCCGAATCTGAGAGCGTGAACCCAACTGACCAGGAGTAGAGATACCGAACAAATCAGGAGCAGTAATCTGATGACCTGCAAAAATGTTTTGCTGAATCATCTCATCGACACGACCGAAATCCTCCTTAGTCAAATCACTAGCACCTAAGTCCTCTACGATTGGCTTGCGTGCTGAATCCTGTACGAAAGAAAGAATAAATTTCTTACCATCAGAACCGCTGAAGCGATCCGTAAACCTACGCTCGATGTTTCGCTTCTCATCGGGAGAAGGCTCTCCATTCGGAAGAGTAATAAGTTTACTTGCAGAAAACCCAGTCTGTGCGTTACCTAATACGTGCTTAGATACTTCTACATCGCTCTCGATGTAATTCAAAGAACCCATATAACCTGGGAGTGCGTAAGTATCAAGTCCGGGCCGGTACTCCTTAATGTACATAATCTGTTTACCTACTCGGTTCTGAGTATTGTAAGCAGGTATAACCTTCGCCTCTTCTTTACGATCTGACCAATCCTGTTTATACCAGAACTGCGTATTATCTTTATTAGAACGAATCTTAGTATAGTCGATGTGGCAAATCTCAGCCAATAACCCACCGACCTTACTCCAAATAACTTCCAAGTAAGCACCTCCGAAAATCTCAACATCGCTTGATACTTTGCGAGTAATATCGATAAGGCTCTCGTAAGGATTCGGAGCTTTGATGAATAATTCTGCCTGAGCATCTACCTCATCACTTTGCCAACCATTCCCGATGATGTAGTTAACTTTACCTCGTACAATAGCATTATGCTTCGCACTTTTATTGTAAAGACCCAAGAGATAAGTAGGATAATCGTTCTTATCACCGAACTCAATATACCCCACCCCCTTTTTCTCTCGGTACTCAGGCTGCTTCGCCTCAGCGAAACTTAATATCACAATGTTGTCCATCATAAACTTATGAATGTATTATCAGGATTGTTTGTAGTGTAGCTCGTAGGTTGATACTCAGGAACTATCACAGTATTATCAGGTTCGTTATTTAGATACCCACTATAATCTTCATCAGAAATAAGTAAAGCATCAACAGGCTCTGCATCAAATTCGTTACTATAAACATTCACCTCCAAAAGATTTCCGAGGTTATTCAGACGCATAATTCCATCCTCTACAAGTCCTGTCGCTAAATCAGGATCAGTATTAGTAGTAGATGTCTGCTCGTAAATCTTATACTCCCAATCTCCTTCAGGAGAATCTTCGAAATGAGTATTCACAACTATATCGAACTCGTTATATCTTTCCTTGTGCGGACTCAAATCTCCTGCGTTTAACACTACAAAAGTTACTATCTGATTCGTTCCACGACTCTTAAACCAAAACAAATAGTTCGGAGTAGTAAGAGTCTGCTTCTCGGTCAGAGTCAGTATAATCGTAGAAGTAGAGTTCTTAGTAAAGTGAATCATACTACTAAATAGATAAATTCTGTTTTTTTCCCAAAAAGAAAAACCGCCTCCGAAGAGACGGCTTATCTACCTACCTATAACGAGCCACGAAAGCATTAAGTAGTCAGACCTGCAATGATACCACTTGCAACCTCAGGAGCGAGTTGTTTTTCGCTACCTGTGATAGTCAAAGTGTAACCATTACGATCCCCATTTGCAGTACCTGTTGCAGCAGTACCACCTGTAACATCACAACCTTGTGTGCGACCCAAGAGCCAATACTTATCGTTAGCATCTTGAACAACAACCAACAAAGTGTTCTGAGCGAGAAGCAGAATCTCGTTACGAGTATTCGCTTGGAGTTTATTAAGAACAATGCTGAGTTCCTGAGCGTAGAATACTGTTCCGTTCTCTACAGAAGCAGTAATAGTCTCAGTCAAAGCACCTGTGTTCTTAACTAACTCATATTTACGGAATACCTTACCTGCTGATTTTGTGATAGCAGAAACGATACCAGAAGCTTCGGTAATTGCAGTCACGTTACCTGACTCAATCATCCATACCGCTTTGATACCACCCAAACTATCCTTACAATCAAGAGTGTATCCCTGAGTTAAAGCACAAGGCATATTATTAAATTTATTAAGTTAAAAAGTGGGGGGTGATTAGCCCCCCGATTTATTAGATGATGAAAGAAGCAACCTCATCGAGGAAGGCTACGTTTACACCGAGTTTGAACTCAGCTACGAAACGAACCTCATCAGCTTCTTTAGCGTAGAACAACTCGTAACGCTCTTCTTCGTTCAGAAGGTCTGTACCGAGGAAAGCATTGCTCAGACGCATAGCATACAACTTGCTAACACCATTCAGACCTGGAGTAGATACTACTTTGATAGAAGTACCTGGCAGAACGAACTCGCTGTCAGCTTTACCATCGAAAGAGTAGTTGAACATATTAGCGTTCTTCAATGCGATGGTGTAAGTACGG